GGATTAGCCAACATCGTAAGATTAAACTTTGCCATAGCCACCCTCGCTAAGCCTATAAACTTTATGAGACTCCTCACTCCTAAAGCCATTTTTCCAACCAGAATAAGTATCGGGCCGATGGCTAAAGCTATCTCCCCTAAGTTTAATATCAACCTTTTTGCAAAAGGGTTTAAATTACTCAGCGCCTTTGCCCACTTAGAGATTTTATCTGCCAACTTGGTGACAACAGGCTGAATGATAGCTCCGAATTTTATCGCCGCCGTCCTTAAGTTAGTCAAAGCACTTTGAAATTTAAACGCCGCCGTATTAGTGGTTTTCTCAAATGCGTCATCTAAGTTCCCCTGTGCATCCTGCATCTGACCTAAGATTTCTGCGTAGGCCTCCCCCTGCGCTCCTGCTGTGCCCAAAACAGCACTCAAAGCCCGAACGTTAGGTATGATTTCCGCTAAAGCAGATTCATTGCCCTTGAATTTTTTAGTGAGGTCGATTAAAGTAACAGCCAAGCCCCTTTCTCTTACGCTCTTTCTTAATTCGTCGAAGCTAAGCCCTACCTTATTTAAAGCTTTAGCACTTTTGGGCGTTTCTTTTAAAAGAGCGTTCATTATTCCTCTTAAACCAGTAACGGCCTCTTCTGAAGAAACACCTAGTCTTGTAAAGGTAGCAACTGAGGCTCCCACCTCTTCAAAAGACACCCCTAATTGAGAGGCTATTCCTATCACCCTTCCTAGTACGGGAGCTAACTCTGAAGCTTCCAGGTTCCCTGCTCTAACCGTTGTTAAAAGAAGATCTGTGGCTTGCGCGGCAGACATATTTTCTTCTCCATATGCTTGTATCACCGCGGTAGTGGCTCTTGCTATTTCTTTTGTTTCCCCCAACCCTGCGGCGGCGGCCTTTGCCGCTCTTTCTAATGTCTCAGTAGCCGCGGCCCCCCTTAACCCAGCCGAGGTAACAACAAACATAGCTTCCGCCAGCTCTTGAGGTGATCGCGCCGTATCACCTGAAAGAGAAAGAACATTCTCTCTCATTTCGGCGACCTTGTCCGAAGAAATCCCTACAAGAGTTTCGATCTTGGTCATAGACTGATCGAAGTCTGCAGACATCTTTACCGCCGCCCCGCCTACCAAAGCTAAAGGTAAGGATAAGTTCCTTGTTAGATTTTTGCCCGTTCTTTCGGCGTTTCTTCCAAACCTTTTAATAGCCCTTTGGTTAGCCAACAAAGTGCCTTCAAACCTCTTCACGGCCTCTCCGGCCTGCTTCAGCCCTCTTTTGAACTGCTCAGAAGACAGCCCCAAAGTGACAAACAGATTACCTACGCTTGCCATAACCCTTTCTCCTTGTGTTTCTGTACCACCTGTTTAGTTCTTTTTTTCAACTTCTCGATATATTTTTGGTCAAATTGCTTTTTTTCTCCCGGCAACGCAAACCACGATTCAGGCTTTTTGGCTTTTCTAGTTCCTACTGAAGCAGCTATCGACGCCCATCCCGCCCACCTTGTAACCTTCCATCCCATCAAGTCTGCGGCGTGCTTTTCTTGTTGGCGAAACACATGCCCGCGGATCATCTTCCTGAAATCTCCCACGTGCATCTGATCCCAAAACTCCCAGGGCTTTAAAGACAACGCCCCTAGGGCTATGCTTTCTGCTTCTTCCCAGTCCCATCCCCCTGCCCGTTTTGTTTTGATTCTGTTTCAGCGAGATCATTTAATCCATAAGCATCGAATAACATTTCCATACATGTCGTCCCCAGTGTTATGGAATCTTTCATGGGGATAATGTCTAATACTTCATCTTTGGTCAGGTCATCTTCTAATGCGTAGAAGATAACTTTACTCAAAAGATTGATACTTGACAATTTTGATAGCATTAATACGCCTATATCTTCGGTATTCATTCCTTTGTGGATACCGATAATGTCAATAGCCGTTTTAGGCTCCCCATTTCCAAAGTCCAGCTCCAAATCACGCAATGAGCGGTTCGTGAGCTTTAAGGTTCTTTGCTTGTCCAGTTTGACCTTAAACTGTTTCATATTTTAAATAATTAAGTTACTACTGCTGCCGTTACTGCTCCTGTGACCTTAAAAGTCCCCGAATATGTGATAGAGTCTTCTACGCCCGCTTCCATTTCCAAAGAAGTCAGATACCCTGTAAAAGAGTACCTGGGGTCGCCCACTACTTCTGTGGAAATCTTTAAAGTCGCCGCACTACGGTTGTCAATAAGAGTCACCATCTCTTCGTAATTCTTTGTGTCATCAAATGCCACAAATCCTTCGAAAGACACTTCCGCACTTCTTAGACCTTCTAANACTTCCTCATTGCCNGANGAACTCTTNGTNGTTGCATCTCTTGTCTCCATATTTCTGGAAAANGANTGCGATGTTGTTGAACCGANNGCAACTGAATTTTCGTAGAGAATCATCAGCGTGCCATTCGGTATTCCGGTTGTCGCCATAATTTATAATTTTAATNTTTACGATAAAGCGGCTAAGCGGCTATCGGCTGCCGAAGCAACCGTTTTTCTTTTATCTTTTTTTAATTGTTCTAAAATTGTTGCATTTGAACAAGTTGCAATCCAATCTACCAATGATGCAGCGTCTTGGGGATATTCGGTATCTTTAGCTTTAGTGAATGCTATCGAAGGCGCTATCCTCTCCCTTGAGGTTACAAAATTGGTTTCTTCGGCCTTTTTCTTTCTTACCAACTCTTTGCCCACATCCCTTGTTACTTCAAGATTCGCACCCTCTTTGTAAAGGGCACCGCCGATTTTACTGTTTTTTAATAATTTTATTTTCATAATTTTTCCCTTATTGAATATGTATGAGTTATATGATATACTCCCTTTTGGGAGATTTCTGAAAAGTCCGACTCTTCCCCCTTAAATCTTATCCCGTCAATTACAACTCCTTCAACGGTGCCCGTGAATCTTTCTAATACCGTACGTGCCTTATTGGCTAAATCTTTCAAGGGGTCTATCCCGGCTTCTGACTTTACCCCAAAAGTCAACATCAACCTCCACAACATCCAAAGTGGATGCACCTATCCTTTGTGTCATCAGGCAACGAATCAATAGTTGTATAGGTTATAGCCGGTAAGGTGTCATCCTGATCTAACACTTCGGGTCGCACTCTTCCTGATACGATTGCGTTTACATCCGTGTCACCTACTAATTTGCTATATATGACTTTATAAATAAACATTTAGAATTTATTAGCTTCTGTTTTCGATTTTCTTCCCTAATTCTTCTTCCACCAATCCCATAACCAACGGCATACCTACCCTAAAGGCCCTTCGCATGAAAGGTTTTTTACGCAATCCCATTCCTCTTTGTGCTAAATCTTCCGCTTTTGCCTTACGACCTCTTTTTAAAGGCTTGCCGCGAAACGCCAAAGTGCCAAACTCGATCCAATGCGACCAGTCAGGTGACCATTTGCTTGTCTTCATACCCACAACCACATATTTATTCCCAGGCCTACCCCTTAGTAATTTAGTGACCTTCTTTTTTAAGTCCTCAGAATCAAATGTAACCTCCTTGCCTTTCCATTTCCTTGTAAACTTCACAGATGGAACAGATTTTTTTACAGATTTTTTCATCTCAGTACCCATTTTCCCCAAAACAGAACTCTTGACCCTATTCATGTTTGTCTTGGGAAAATCTTTGGTAAACCTTGCAAACTTGTCAAATCCTTTCATGTCTTATCGATTAGTTTTCCTAATATTTCCACTCCCCTTTGACGGGGGATTTCGTTGACAGAGTAAATGTTGTAAAACTCCCCGCCCACGATAAACCTCATTTCTACTGTTATATTAGTTCTATATCTCATTCTCATTTTAATATCTGCTATTTCTGTCAGCTTTGCACTTTCATATTTTTCCTTTCCTGTTAATCTTATCACCTGCGCCCAATCTGTAAACGTAGTGCTCCAGCTTAACACCTTCCCGCCGCCTGCTCCCGTACTCTTGACTGCGCTTTGGAAAATGACTTCGGTATCTAAAGGGCCACTGCGCAAAATCTTTTCTTTACATGGTTAACATTTATTTCTTGTCCTCGAAAGTCTTCATATTTCCAAATATTATCTTCTGTCTTTATGTCCACAACGTAAGGGATAGAACCCGTGTCAAGAGCATAATTGGAAGCCCCCAAAAGAAAGAGTTTTAAATTTGTGTCATAGTCTAAAGCATTGTTTTTTTCGTCATCCCAAAATTTCACCTCTTCACCACTTAACACCTCGCAAGGAAATCCCTTAACATCTTTTACGTGTATCCAATATTCTTTCCCTTTTTGAAAAGAGTAAACCCCACTGCAAGATTCTGTAAACCTTACCAACTGCCTTCTGGATGCTTCTATTAGTTTTTCTTTTCTGATCATCCGCCCTGCTCCTATTATCATTTTGTCATAGTCAACAATTTTCGCTTTTGAATTAAAAAAGACAACTTTGTCCACACCGAACAAATCTATCTTACCCATGTGGGGGCGGTATATTTCAAACAAATCTTTGTGATAAAGATTGTCACTCCCGGAGGTCATCATATAGTCGAAATCTTCTTTAAGAGCTTCTTTTAAACCGTTGTTTAGCTTTTCTCCCTAAAGGCTTATTTTCCGAAAACACATATTTAAAGCCAAACTCTTTGCACATCTTTTCGGCCCAATCTTCGGAAATAACGCAAAAGACTTTGAAAGAAAATCCTTTTACTTTCAGGTTTAGCCCCTCAAAGCACTTCCTGACAGTCTTCTCACGCCCCCAAACAGGGATATATATTAATATTTTAAACATAACTTCTTAAAGAGTAGTCATCTAACATATTCATCACTCCATCAGGCATTGGGATTTGTCCTGAAAATCCAATTCCTACGGTTACAAACTCTCGGTTATCAAACCAATGAGCTACCAAAATTTTAATAGCATCTTTGAGTTCTTGCGGCACATCAGCCGCCGTTGCACCATAGCCGGTGACGAAAGTAATTTGAACAGCATCCAGTCTACCTGCCTCAGTCGTCGGATAGGAAATGTCAGGCTCTACCCATACTCTTCCCGGTTCGCTTTTTGCATCTACCTGATAATTGGAAGACGCCCACGTTTGAGTTGTGCCATCTTCATCCTCGTAAGTAATAGAAGTGACAGAAGATAAAGGGCTAAAAGGCAATTCTATCGTTTCAGAGGGGAATTTACCTAAAGACAGTTCCCACGTTTGATTGATAAATTTCCTTCGTGTATATTCTTCGCATCTCTTAGTGGCCGAAGTGATAGAACTCGTGATAAGAGCGTCTTCAGAGGTTATCCCCGATCTTTCTCTTATCCATAACCTCGCCTCAGAAAGAGTAACAGGGTCAATGGTAGGTGCCGTGATTAATGTTATACCCATTTTGCTATTTCTGCATTTACTAACCTTCCCGCCTCTTGCTTTGAAATAGTGTGGGAATTTTTTAAAGCTCTCTTGGATTTTGAAACCTTTAACTTGTCGCCCACTAACCATTCAAAGTCTTTGCTCGATGCCGGAATTATAACTTCTAACATAATTATAAAGTTTAAACCCTAAGCAAAGGGGTGAGTGACCCGCTCATCTATCACCCACCCCCAAGCAAGGGTATGTTTATGATGCCGCATGCAACATAACCTTCATAGGGTTGTATGTTGTTGCGTTAGCGTTAAGCAAACGTCCATCAGTCCTCAACACTGAAATAAAACCTATTTGGAGATTGTCCATGTATCTTTCCTCCAATCTTATCAACGTCAAGGGCATTACATCCCTGATAGTGTACGTCTTAAAGTCGCCGTATAAAGCAAACTTATTAGAGGCACTTCCTATATCTGCCACGTCGTTGTTAAGAGTGTAGGGCTTGCCTAAAAGTAAATCAGGGTCGCCGGCTCTTAACCCCGGTTGCCACATATATTGACCGTTAGAATCGACCAACTTCCTAAATGCTGCGCGTGTGGCTTGAGAGAACATCCAGCTTGCATTCATTTCGTAGGCCACGTCCAAAGTATTTTGAAATGTAATCAATTCAGCAGGCACCACTACCGTAGCTGAAGCCGTAGTGGTAGAAGAATGTGCATCTACGGTAACTCCATGAGGCTTGGAAGACCCATCGCCAGTGGTGTACGCTGCATTTGTCAGCCTTCCTAATCTCGTACCTAACATTTTTGGAATCCAAGTGTCAAGATTTGTGATGTTATCTTGCAACAACTGAATAGGCATTAATATTGAGTCAGAAGAAGCCGTCCAAGCTTCCATAGCTTTCTGCGCCACGACAAAAGCAGTATTTGTGATCGCCGCATTCTCTGTCAACCACCGACCATTGTTAGAAGTGTCGTCGTTAGTAGGGAAGTTGATCGGCGCACCCGTGTTAGAAGTAACCACGTTGCACACCTGCCGCATCCCCGAAGCTGCCTTTAAGGCGTTAATTATTACGCTGTCTAAAAGGGTAGGGATGGTAAAGCCACCCGAAGAGCCTGTTTGTGTCGTCTGCGCGGCACGCGCCATCAACACTTCACGATCTTCGGCCTTTACGCCTTGAATACCGCCGGCCATATAGTCGAGGAATACCCTCAGGTCACGCTTTTCCTCTTCTTCTGTTTCGTCCTCTTTCTTCCCTTCTCCTTCAGCCTTTTCGATAATTCTCTTCTTTTCTTCCTGCTTCAGCTTGACAGTTGTTTCGATCCTGTCAATCTGTTCGTCGTATTTTTCAATACTTTTTTCGAGTTTTTTAAACTCTTCGTTGCGTTCGGCAGAAAGCTCTTCGCCATCTTTTAATTTGCGCTCTTCGTCGATTATAGCCTGCATGAGCAACCAATCGGCTTGCCGCTTTTCTACCAAATCTTTAGTTTCTAAAATCATAATTTAAAAGATTTAAGTTGAATAATTTAAGCGGTGTTTCGTTAATATCTTTTCTTTTAAAGAGTATTTTTCTTCCTTTTTTTCTTCCTCTTCTTCCTCTTTTTCCTCTTCCTTCCTTACTACCTCGATCCCCAAGTCTTCAAAACTTCTTCCCACCCCTACTGTTTGATCGGCAGGGACGGATACTATGGAAATCTCTAAAGGCATCCAGTCGAGTGCCCTAAAGACAGGCTCTTTACCTTCTTCTTTCGTTTCCTCAAATTTCCTGATAACATAACCTACAGATACATTCTTCCTTATCCCATCTTCAATATCCTGAAAGACCTCTTTGCCTCTTTTCCCTTGTGAGAATCTTAGCGTAGCAAAGCCTTTTTTGTTTTTTACCTCTGCTTCCATGACCACGCCCACCTGATCGCCGGAGTGATCCACTAAGACAGGAGCGGAATCTTGCAATCTTGACAAGTCCACACTATCGGGGTTGTGATCTAATATTTCCATGCCGAACCATCTTTCTACTGGTTGTTCAGAAGAGAAAGAAAGATTGACAGTCCTGGCTTCTGTGTTTATGTCTTCTTTCCTTATCCCAAATGATCTAAATAATTTATTTTTCATAATTATAGTTTTTTCATTACCGGAGCCATATTTTGGGGGACGTAATACACATCCCCCCCCTCATATGGATTCATATTTTCTAGTCTTCGCACCTCGTTGGGCGACATAATCCCGTACATTATCATTTTCTGATAAAACTCACTCCTGGTTTTAGGATCGCCCCTCAATAGCCCTTCCAGGTTGTGTTCGGTGAAGACTATTAACTTTTCGCTCTCTTTAAAAAGTTTCGTATCGTATTCAGCTTCTATATTTACCGTCCACGGATTAAGGTCAAACACGGTGAAAGAAAGTATCAATTTCTCGATGTTTGAAAAGGTGCTTCTTTCAAGGTCATATAAAAGGGGAGGCGGGATTCCTAAGATTCTTGACACGTCCGTGACGGAGAATTTCCTTGACTGGATGTTTTGACTTTCCTCGGGTGTGGCTTGGATTTGTTTTATGTCTTGCCCTATATCTAAGAAGGCAACATCTTCGCCGCCCACTCCGCCGTGAACTTTCTTCCAGCTCTTTCTAAGGTTCTTTACTCCCTTTGCTGACAACGCCTTCCCTTCGCCCTGCGTTATTACATATTTTAACTTCGACCCCGAACCAAAGAAGTCTGAAGCATTTTGTTGCTGTGCCAATCCTAGCCCTAGATTTTCCTTCAACAGCGTTACGATGTCTTTCCCTTTTATCCCGTCTGACCCCAAACCTTTAACGTGAACCACGTTCAAAGGCTCTATAATGTGCTGAGTTCCGTCCATTGAAAAAACATACCATAATTTTCCTTTTTCTACAACAGGGGTAACATCTTTAGGATGAAAAGGAAGCAGCTCAGTGGGAACGCCATTTTGCCTATTGGAAATTAAAGAATAAGAGTTGCCCCAAAAATGAGCGTGGAACATGGAAATCTCTCTCCATGTGTAGCCGGTCATGTAGGGATTGGGGTTTTTTATAATAGAAAAAATATCATGGTCTGTCCTTTTTTTCTTGCCCTCTGCCGTGTTTTCAAAAACACCCAAAGGAAGAGATGCAACAACTGAGGACATCAAACGGACACCTCGCCAAATAGCCGGGAGTCCTAATGTAGTTTGCGAAGAAACGGTAACGCCTGAGGAAACAGGTGCACCTGTGAGAAATTCAACTAACGAAGTAGATGGATTCTCAAGAGAAGAGCGGGTTAAAAGTTTTTCCCATATCCTAGCCACCCTTATCGGGAGCGGATGGTCGGAGCTTAATCAACATAATCAATATTATTGTTAACCCAAAGATAACACCTAAAATCGGTATAATCAAATAAAATAGGTAACATAAAGAAAAATAAAGTAAAATTCCCGTGATATATATTAAAATTGAATGTAAATTATACCAATTCATTGCTGCCTTATACGTTTCCCTTGAGTTAAAGTTACATCATAAAGGGGGCCGGTATGCCCTAAATAGGTGACCCCCTTTAAGAAAACACACAATTAAAGATAATCATTTTTCCGCAATAATAAACAATCTCTCGCTATAATTACTCGATACTTCACCGTAGCTGCCTTGAATTACTATTTTATATCCCTGAAACAATTCTGCCAATCCTGTGGCGTTAAAGTGCCTATAAACAGTCGGGTCAGGCGTATAGTCGGGGGAGTTCTTTGACGAAAGCCACATCAAATTAGGAGTGAACACATAAATCCTTCCGCCCTTTCGCACCGGCAACCGATGTATATCCAAAGCGTATATATGTGCCAAAGAGTGCATGAAATAAATCTTATCGTAAAGGCCGTTTAGTTTGTTGATAAACCATGTGGGAGTGTCTTCAAAATAATTCATAGCATCATAACCCACCGTATCCGACCGCTCCCGCATCTTCTCGGTCATTGTCCCTATCCCACAACCATAATCTAAAATCTTTTCTCCCTTTTGCGGGTTTATCAAAGAAATAAAGAAATCCATTTCCTTTTGATAGGATAAGGTTCTATTAAACCCCCGTAATTTATCCCTATATTGCTCTTTGTTCATAAGAGTTGCTTTATTCTTTCGCCCGTCACTCTTAAAGAGTGATTTTCGATATACCAACTTCGAGTATCTTGTTGCATTTGTCGCAACTCCCCGGCAGGAGTGCTTACTAGTTTATTTAATAAAGATACGAATTTTCTTTCAGTATTCGCCACCTGCATACCACATTTCCCGTAGGTCTTTTTATAAATTTCACTATGAACGTGATTAGTAACAACGATCTTACCCATTGATGCGGCGTCTATTCCTGTTACCCCCCAACTCCCGTAAGGCTTGCCCCACAAATCTGGCTTAAAGAGTTCTATATATATATCACAAGTAGCGATCCTTGCCAAGTGTTCTTGCTGTGTGACCTTGTCAGTTTTGCAATCAAAAATATAATTCCCCTTTACCTTTTTCATCATTTCTTGAATCTTTTCTGTCCCCTTTATTTCGGTGTTGGACGGATAATGCCCAATCCTCAGCGGCTCACAGTCTGTAAATTTAGGTTTAAGATCAGACCCCCAAATAAGATAGTGTTCATTTTTAGCGCCCAAACCATGAAACTCCCCCAAACAAATTACCGTCTTTTCGGCTATAGGATTCCAAATTGTGTTGTGATGTTCGGGGGCTCTCCTGTAATTAGACCCGGCATGATAAACGATGACCCTCTTCCCGCAACTTCGGGCTAAATCTTCAAAAGAATCGGCTGTAAAAAATATTTGGACAACATCCGCCCAATCTACTTCTTTTATCATTTGTTCATATGTAATNACAGGGCTTTGATGCTTGTATTTATATTTGTGNGGTTTTAATTTAAATGTTCGGGCGTTAATTCCCACCATTTGCATTGCCCGATAATTCCCATACGCAAAATTTGCCCAGTCGTTACTTGTAATGTTGATAACTTTCACGTCATGTTTT